TATAACACCCATTTAACAGGTACTTAATATATATACCCCCCTATATTAATATTTCATGACGAATTTTATAAAACTAAACTTAGGATATTACAGGTATTTTATTATAGTATAAGGTATAAGATTTAGTATATAGTCTAAGATACCTTATAAGTTCTTTACAGATTGAATTTGAGTATATCTAAGCCAATATTATACTTATTTTTAAGGGTATAATATAGCTAAAATATCAGTATTTTGCCTAATCTAACCAATTAGACAGGTACATCAAATAAACTGTATATCCTCAGGTTCTTTGACATACCGATGGGCGTGTTATGCACGTCAGAAAAATCATTTTACCTTTTGTTTGATGGTAAGATGGTCAAGGGTCGTTAACTCGACAAAGTAGGGTAAAACCTAACAGGTTCAATTCCTGTACCATCTCTAACTAAACAACAAAAAGGGGTATAAGATGAACGAAACTTATAACATTCACGAATGGATTCTTAAAACCTTATGAGGTGTATTTCTGATAATAAATAAAATGGTGTACGTTTAAGACGTGGGCATTCAATTGCTATACACCACTAACCACAAACTAAAAGGAAAAAAATGATGCAAGAAGTAAAATCATACTCAGAATATGTTATTGCGTTGCAACATTATCGCAATAATTTTGCTGAATTGAAAGCTATAAAAGTGGCTGACATTCAGCAAAAAATTGAAATGCTCAAACTCGAATTTACCGAACCAGAAGCTGACGTGGTAAATTTGAGTGTGGAAATGGTCAATTTACAAAGACAGCTTGAAAAAGCTAAACTTGAGACCTGTCCTGAAACATTAAAAGGCAAAAAAGTCTTCTTATTTGAAGACAGTTTATATGAAATGCCTGCAGATGTTAGAGCATCTCGTTCAACAGGAAACTATGTTCCAAAATTCAACATTGGTGACATTGTTAGAATGGAACACGGTGGTGTTTATTCAGAAATATATACTGTGGCAGAAGGAAACAGAGTTAAAAACGCTGACGGAACGTTATTATTTCCATCTCGGTTAACTGAGTTGTTTCATACAGAACAATTAGGCTTAACACCATCTGCTAAAGGTATGGCAGGTTTAAGCCATAATTATTGGAAGTTAGCTCCAATAACACCAGAATCAGAGTTGTTATCATAAAAGGTAAAGTGGATATGGTAGCCCGAGCATTAATCGCTGGGTATAGGGTTCGATTCCCGTTCCACTTCTATATACTAACTTAAAGGTTAAAGGATTGTTAAATAAAGCCCTGTGTGGCTCTTAATTTATAAAGCCAATATAAACGTATAGGTAAGGTATATTAAGGGCACACGGAGTTTATTTGACGCCTTAAATCAAGTTTTATATTAATCGTACTATCTTAGAATTGAGACAAAACTAAAAATAGGTGTTTTCTAAGACACCGTAAGCCCTGCGGGATACCCTCATATCCCAATGGGCTAAAATTATGGAGTGTAAAATGGAAAAACTGAAGAAATTAATTTATGAATATCTAAGTTCAGAAGAATCTGAACTTGACAGATATTTAATGAAATTTACTTACATAATGTTTATAGTATGCGCTATTTATTTTGGTGCGCATTTAATTTACTATTTCATAAGATAAACCAGATACCGATAGGTATAACTGTATGTTCACTCAGGAACATGCGATTTATTGTATGAAATATAAGAGTATGTAATTTAATGTAAAACCTTAACAGAGCACAGAATTGACAAAGGTATAACCTGAGAGCAAGTCTGTATGAAAGTTAAGCAATATAGGATATGTAATTTAATGATAAAACTCTGTTATCATACTGATTACAGTGGATGGAATGAGTGAAGCCTGTGCGCTTCGAGGGTTGCCAACACTCAGTAGTCTATGATAAGAGACAATGCAGGTTCGAGTCCTGCCATATCCTATTTTTTATCAATATAATGGAGGTTAAAATGACTAAAGAGGGTTTAGAGGCATGAATTTAGATGCATCAGTTGCTAATTAGCAGTCTGTAGGTTCAAACCAAATGCATCTCTACCCATCAGAAGATGGGATTTATTAATAAATAATAGGAGTCCAGAGATGGCTACCACAAAAAAAGCAACAGCTCCAAAAAAGACCACTACTAAAGTGGCTAAAACTGTCAAAGCTAAGACATTCAAAGCTAAGACATTCAAAGTTAATTTCCAATGTCCAGCTAAATTGCCAGAAATTTTAACAGTAAAAGCTGGCACAACGATTAAAGAATTCGTTGAGGATATGAACATCGCTGGTTATGAAGTCAGCGTCAATGGAATACCAGTCCAAGACTTCGAGACACCATTAAGTAAAGAGGACATTATCAGAATCGGTGTAAAAACTAAGAATAACTGATAATTAATTAACAAGGCATTGCTTAATCGTGATGCCTTTTTTTTATGGAGGAAAAATGTTAAGTGAAAGAATTAATTTTAATGAAAAAATTAAAATTAACATTGCATTCCATTTACGTGAATCTTACCAATATGTAGATGAAATAGCAAAAAAGATACATATAGTATCCGAAACATCTTTTAGAGAGATGGCTTCTTCAGTGAGACTGAAAGGAAATGTTTTAATGTCAAGTGACAACCAATATTATATAGTAAGAGACACTGAAAAAGATATATATTATACTGCATATGCAGAAGCAGAGAGTGATTTACTTATATATATTATATCAAGGATACAGGGATTATCAAACTCTGAAGCTAAACGTTCTGGGGAAATTTTTGCAAATAATAGAACCAGATATAATATAATACAAAGCTGGGTTGAAGAGATAATTTCAATCCAGAAGAATATAGCTGTTAAATATGGTGAGATGCAAGATTACAAACCATTTGATTATAAAGAGCTTCATAAGTATTGTAAAAAATACCGTATTAAATTCACTCTAAATGAAAGTAATGGAGAATTTGATATGGAATTTAATAAGGTTTGTATTGGCAATGAAGCAGAAGGATATATCAATTATAAAAAGATAATATTAACATTTAATAGTGATTTTAACCTATTAAACGTCAAGTATTATTTCAATGACTGGTATTATGACAGGGAATGGAGGGAATGGTTTGGTTTTAGTCGTACCCTACATCCACATATAAGTGGTTCTATATGTTACGGCAATAGAACAGGAGATATGGAGAATTATATAAATAATAAAAATTATGCTTTTATAGTTGACTTGATTAATACTTCAGTAAGAAGTTATTACCCTGAGAATCCTTTTATCAGCATAACAGACATTAGTAAAATTTTATTATTTATGAAATATGCTTTACCTAAATCGGGTAAAACAAGTAAAGAATTTTTTAATACACAATCTGTGGGAGAAACATTATGTACAAGATGCAATTCATATATGTATTTAGGAGAATGTTCAAATCCACAATGTAATACACAAATTAATACACAAACACAAGGAGCATAAAATGGGAAAAATTATAGCAGATTCATGGCGTGGGTTAAATTTTTACGACCCATTGCGGGACAAAGATGCACACGTTTTAATAGTAGGAGCTGGAGCAATCGGCTCTTACACAGCATTTGGATTAGCAAGAATGGGTGTTAAACAGTTAACACTTGTAGATTATGATATTGTAGAAGCACATAATTTGCCAAATCAGTTTTTTGCTGAATCTTTAGATTTAACAGATGACTTATTCAAGGTAGAAGTGTTAAAGACTACCATAAATTTGATAGTAAAAGATGTTACTATCAACACATTTAATGGTAAGTATGAAGAAATACCACCAGATTTCCTGAGAAATTATAGAAAAATCACAACTGTTATCACTGCGGTAGATGATATGGAAAGCAGAAAAAATATTTTTAAGAATTACAGAGGGACAAGAACTATCTTATTAGATAGCAGAACAGGAGGATTATATGCAAATATTTATGGAATTAGGTTATGGGTTAAGAAAGAATGTCAGTTCTATGAGAAAACACTTCATACAAACGAAGAAGCAATACAGTTACCCTGTTCAGGTCAATCAATAATTGACACAAGTATGGCAGTAAGTGCAGAATTAATCGGACGTTATAGGACATTAGCTATGGAGAAATACCATCCTGCTTTACATAGTTTCCACGATTATAGCACAGGTCAAGCGTGGATTATGACTGCACGAGAAAATAATGCAACAGAACAGAATGGTACAATGCCCTTAACAAAGGAGAATATAGCAAAAATATGAAAATTAAAATAAAAGATGAAGTATTTCAGCAAATGTTTGAATACGCATTCTATGCTAAAAAACATTTTAGTTCTGAAATTGCAGGATGGGGTCATTACAATAATGACAGGGGCATATATAAACTTGCCCCTTTATGCGAACAGATTGTAGAGGGAAGTGAAGTGAATAACTTCCCTAACGACATAATGAATGATATTAATTATGATATGTCGGATATGTTAGTACAATGGCATAGCCACGTAGATATGTCCTGCACTCCTTCAGGAGAATATGGTGATTTAGGAAACATTAAACAAATGTTAAAAATAATGCCTTCGATTATCACAATAATTGTGAATTGTAAAGGTGAATATTCAGCACGTCTTGATACAGTTAAAATAGAAGGATGTGGTGGAATAGAATTAACAGAACCCGTTACGATTAATTTAGAATTAATCAGATATTATGATAATGATAAAATATCTAAAGAGGTATTAGCTAAATGTAGAAGACCTGAGAAGAAAATAATTGAAGAGAGAGTAACAGCTTATACACCTACCAGATTTTCTACTCCTAATTATGAAGGTTATTATAATAGAGTATCTAAAGATTATACACCACCCAGAAGAGATTTTAGTTCATATATTAAAGGTGATTTTAAGATTGCTGAAATCTTAAAAGAGATTGCAAATGAAATGGAATATTTAGTTGAAAAATATGAATCATCACATACTATTTCAATAGTGAGTGTTTACACAGGTGATACAATATTATACAACACCAGAAAAAATGAATTAAAATTTAATAGCATTATATACACCTCTATTAATGATGCTGTAAGAATATTCTATACTAAAAGTAATTTACCAGAACCATCTAAAAACATTATTGAATTGCTGAAACAATAAATATTTTTTAGCAGGTATTGACAAGATTTATATTGACTATTATATTAGTGATAGTCTTTTTAATACTTATAATTTTTATTAATCTTATAAGTATATATTAAATAACATACATAAACTAAACAAAAGGAAGTAGAAATGGCTAAACGTGATAAGTTGGAAGTGCGGTTAGGTACAATTAAATCTTTTTATGAAATGTACACAGGTGGATTATTAGGAAGTACACCTGAAGAAAATCTTGAAAGAGCTGTAGTTAATGCAGAATTTGTCAGAAAGAATAATGGTATATTCTTATTTGAAAGTGAGTTACCAAAATTCTATGAAAAGAATCCTGATGTTAATCCAGAAGATTTTCAACAGTATCTTGATAAAACAGGATTTATGAAATCATCTAAAAAAGAAAGAACAGGGACATCTGGTTCTTCTACACGTCTTAATACAGTTGAAGGTGCTGAAGAACGTTCTGTATCATCAGAGAATGTTGAAGAGTATATCAGATTGGTCAATCAGATATATGATATTAGTAAACAGTTAAACAGCTTGATGACAGGTGCAAGAGTATCATTTGCAATACCAAGATTAAAAGCTAAGCCTGAAGTTCAGGTTACAGAATAATTTATTAACATAAAATTACATAAAGGGGAACAGATTTCTGTTCCTTTTTTTGTTTATAGGAGACTATATGCTGGTATTAGATATTGAAACATATAAAGATTTATCAGATGTTAATTATACTAATTGGAAACTGAGTAATGTATCAGCTCCAAGTAATTATAAAGACCCATCTGCTATTGAAAGATATGTAACAGAACAAAAAAGTAAAGAATCAGATAAATTTGCTTTATCACCATTAACAGGTAAGATTATTCTTATCGGGTTATTAACTGATAAAGTCCCACCGCTGAACGAAAATGATTTCAGTAAATACCTTATTGACAATAAAGAAGTTTATTATATGGGGCTTGTAGGTGAAGAGAGACATATACTCACTGCATTCTGGAAATTGTTTGCGTGGTTTGGAATAAATGATTCCATCTTAGTTACATATAATGGTAAAGAATTTGACTTACCATTTATAATTAAAAGAACACTGATAGTTAATGCTGAAATTGACTCCACTATGAAACGTATCGATATGAATAATTACTTAATGAAATATAAGAACACTCCACATCTTGATTTATATAATTGGTTGGGTTCAGGTTCATTGGTAGAATGGTCATATAGATTAGGACTATCAGATTCTCTACAAAGAGATGGCAATAAAATTGGTGGTTGGTATGAGCAAGGTCAAATGGAAACAATCATTAATAAAAATAAATTAGATGTTGCTCAATCTTATAGCATCTATAATAAAATAGAAGGACTTATTTAATGGAAGATGTCAAAATAAATTCCATTGTCAAACAAGATGCCATATCTCAACCAGACAGTTGGATTGAGTCAGCTATTGATAAGGGATTAAGCATAGAACATCTTGAAAGACTAATGGTATTGAAAAAGGAATGGGACTCTCAGGAAGCTCGTAAAGCATTTGATGAAGCTATGTCCAAATTCCAATCTGAATGTCCTGCTATTAAAAAGACTAAGCGTGGTGGTGTAACTAAAGATGGACAAGTAGCATATTACTATGCACCTATTGAGAATATAGAAGGACAGACAAAGGAATTAAGAAGTGAATGTGGATTTAGTTATTTAATTAAAACAGAATTTCCTGAAGGTAAAGTTAGAGCATTTTGTGAAGTCAGACATATACGTGGACATAGTGAAACAAGTATGGTAGAAATGCCTTTACTCACTAAAACAGGTGTAATGTCGGATGCTCAAGTAACAGCAGGTACAATAACATTTTGTAAACGTTATGCGTTCTGCGATGCCTTTGGTATTATGACACAAGATGATGATACAGATGGAATGTCAGATGAGATTATAACCGATAAACTTGAACCATACTTAGAGGTAGCACATAAAAGTGTGCATGAGTATTTATATAAACTATCAGCTACTATTGAAAAGAAAAGCACATTTGAGAAATGGCTAAATGAAATGCTCCCTTCTATTGATTCATTTAATAAAATGAAAGAGCTATCAGAAAAAGTACCTGATAATCTTAAATCAAAATATTGGCTGGACTTTGTAAAGCAGAATAGAAGCACAGTAGATAATTACTTAAACAAATATGAAACAGCATTAAACAAAAAAGGAGAAACAAAATGACAGACTTCTATGAAGATATGGGATATGAATTACCAGAAGAAGCAAAGCCCATAAAAAGTGAAGGTTTTGAATACTACAAACATCCTGCAGGTGTATATCACGGAGTGTTTGGTAAACTGATTCCTAAGTACAAAGATATTAATGAAAAGAAATGTGAACCTACGGATATAGGTGCACATCTATCTCATTATACCGCAACCTTATGGATAACAGAATTTTTGGGAAATAACATTGAACAGAAGAAAAAGGTAGTACAGTTTAATGGTGAAGATGCAACGATACCAACTAATACGCCTTCTTCGCATTTGTATTTTCCTTTTATGATAAGTACAGACCCTAAATGGCAATGGGCAATACATCAGAAATTTGAAAGTTGGTCATTACCTGGAATTGAAAATAGTAAATTAGTAACAGTTAACCCTGCGAAGATGACTGAGAAGTTTACAAATGTTAGAGCATTCCCTTTGTATTATGGTATGCCAATCAGTTTCAAGATTGAAATTGGTGAGAAAAAAGGTAGTCCTTATATGGCTTCCATCAAACTTATGGGAGATGTTTCCAATAGGATTCCATTTGAACTAATGGGAAAGTTAGAAGGTAAATTTAACTCATTGTTAGAATCAGAACGTGCTGACCGTGACAAAAAAGATGAAGTTCCAAATGCAGAAGCACCAGAAGCAGACTTTTCTGAAATGGAAAATGAATTTTTATCATGACATATATTCCATTACCTTTAGAAGGACTATTAAAGATATGGAAAAAATGTTACGCTCAAAATGTTGATAAAAGAGAAAAGCTGAATTTACTCGATTCCATTATATCTAAACGAGAAATCATTAGACGTGATGGAAAAGAGTTTATTCAGTTATCTAAAGTCGAAATTGAGTGGTTAAAAAACTTATATGAAAAACCATTTTAGGAGAACAAATGCCATTAGATAATAGTAAAGTCAGCAAAGATATGGAAGAGATATTAAAGGGAATACCCATAGATGATGAAGCATACAGTAATTCCTATGACATGCCATATCAAACAAAGATTATGCTTTATGATAGTAAATGCGGTGGTTGTGGATATAAACGTTTAGAAGTGGGTGATAAAATATTTAACTCATTACCAGAAGCAATAGAACACGCTATATTTTCACGTGAAAGTATTACACGTACTTGTGAATACCCTTATGATATAGCTATAATAAACGGTAAAAAAGTATTCCCCACATTAACAGAGATAGTTACCAACACCTGTAAATTTTGGTGTGGGAGCAAGAAATGAAATGGCTAAAGACTATCCAAATTCTGAAATCTTTGAGAAAGCATATATTGTATGGCTCTTTCATAAACCTGAACTTAGGGAGAAATATTTAGAACAAACATTACCTGCTACATTTTTAGACCCAACAAAACGCATTATCATATTTGCAATGAAGAAACTAACAGAACAAAAAGTTGAAATAACAGTACCTAATTTAGTTCTTTATATCACATCGAACGACCAAGCATTAGAAAACTTCCTCCGTAAACATAAATCCAAAAGACCAGATGAAAGTGTTATATATAGTATGATATATGATACGGAAATTAGTGCAAGTCCAGATTTATTTGAGCAAGCAAAAAAGTATATTATTAATTATGCGTTTGCACGCTATGTACAGGATAGGATAACTGATATACAATATCAGAACGCCAGACCAGGACAGAATAATAATATTATTGTAGGTGCTTGCAGAAGTATTATCAAGGTGCATGATATATTGAATGGTAGAATAGAAACAAAGAGAAATCAGTTAGAAGAAACAATGAGTTTAGTAAATGCTACCGATGAATATGTTAGAACGTCATCACAAAAACTTAATTCATTAATAGGTGGATGGACACGTGGGTATATAGCTACATTAATAGCCAAGTCTGGACATACTAAATCTACGTGGATTGATTATGATACTGTGCAGTCTTTGTTATCGGGTAAGATAAGCAGTGCTTCAATAATATCTCCTGAAGAGAGTGCTTCAACCAGATGGAGAAGAATTATAGCTATGATATGTAAGATACCTACAACGGCTATGCGACAAAAGACAGCTTTAATAACAGAAGAAAATATTAAACACGTCAAGGAGATATTAGCTGATAGGTTGTTTATATATGATGAAGCTACAAAGTATAAAGAAGTGTTAGAGTTAATGAATAGTATTAAAACTGATAAGATAGTAATAGACCATTTACAGGCGATAGACTATCCAGGAACAGGAGATTTTCTAATGCGAATGATAGGGAATATACCTGCCGTAATTGACTTTGAAAAACGTCAAGCGAAACAACGGCATCAAGTGATAATTAATCTATCGCAGGTAAATGATAAAGAGATACAACGTTCTGAAAGGTTAATCAAAGCACCACGTTATTGGGATGCTTATGGTTCATCTGTTTTATATCAGGCGAGCAGAGAGTTCTTAGCATTATGGTATCCCTATAAAGACCAAGATGATAATGCTATGGGAATACAAACAGGGAATTTCTCTGTAAATGATATAAGAATGAGTGTTGAGAAATCTTCTTTTACCAGCATAGGTAAAGTGAAGTTATTGTATAATCCTGAATACGCTACCTTTATGGATGCTGAACATGTGAAAAATCAAGATTATACACCACCAGAAGAAAAAGGATTATTTGAATGAAAATATTAAGAAGTAAAAAAGATGAAACAAAAGCTATTGTATTAGCTATGTCAGAGGATGATGTAGAAGTGCTTAGAATACTACACGAATATATGGTGGTGTTCGGAGCATTTGAATATGTAGATGATGTTTCAAAATTATCTGGTACTGAATATGAACCAATCTTAAAAATACATCCTACCACTAAAACTATTATGCGTATTAATTTAGTAGCAGGATTTGCGAAAGGTGTCAAATGAAAAATTTCCATTATGAAACTATTATATGTCCTCATTGTAATGCTATTGAATTAACCGAAGTTTCCCATACGTTTCCTAAGTGGACTTATCATCATAAATGTATTAAATGTGATAAGGAAATAGATGAGACTAATTGGAATACAAATGGTTGGTTATGGAATGAGGATATGATGGATGTATTATTTAGAATGAAAAGTAATAATGAAAATCTTGTAGTTATAACAGACCCACCTTATGGTGTAAGGAAAAAAGAAGAGTGGGATGAAACAGAACTATTTAAGGAACAGATTAAAATATGGATTCAAGAATGTTTAAGGGTAACAGGACACACAGTAGTATGGTTTTGTGCAAGTAAGATGTTACCGTATATATTCGCTAATACAAAACCAATCAATTTTTTTAGACAGCATTTCTGGAACAAGCCAAAGGGAAGTCAGTTCGCTGGTGCTTCTAATAATCGTATATGGTATTCTGTAGAACCAATATTAATATTTACAAAAGATGTTGACAAGACTAAAAGAAACTTTGATGAAGATAGTTCTTGGAATTATGATGCATTAGAATATAATACAGTACCTTCTAAAACTTGGAAACATCCAACCATTAAACCACTTGGTCTGATTACTCAATTAGTATTACATTATACTAAATCATCTGATACTATACTTGACCCATTCGGTGGTTCAGGTACTTTAGCTGAAGTAGCTATAAAGACAGGCAGAAGATATATTATAATTGAAAAAGATGAGAAACATTTTAATACCATATTAAACAGAATCAAAAATATTAATGCACAGACTAATCTATTTGGTTATTAGGAGAACTAAAATGAGAGAGATAAAGTTTAGATGTTGGGATAGCAGAAGAAATTTAATGATAAGCAATATCCACAAAACAAGTAATTTTAATTTTGTCGTTATGGGTAAAAATAATAATAGCGGGTATAGTCACCTCACACTTATGCAATTTACTGGACTAACCGATAAAAATGGCAAAGAGATTTATGAGGGAGATAGAATAAAGGGACAAAGTACAGGTGTATGTGAAGTCATATTTGATAAAGGATGTTTTGCCGGACAACTTAAAGAACAAGAGCTTCCGTCTATGATACTACCTCTTTACATCATAACAAACTATTGCGAAGTAATCGGCAACATCTACGAAGGGAAATAAAGGAGAACTAAAATGAAGAAATCCAGCAAAAGATATTTGTTGTTTTGCAAGAACTCTTGTGAACCACAATCTCTGACAACTATACTAACTCACACTTCAGATTCTCTAAAAGAGTTAGTAAAATGTTATAACAAAATAAAAGAAACAGTATATCAACAAGAAGAAATGGTTGGTTTGCTTGAGGGTGAGATATTAGACTTAGGAACAGGTAAAGTCTATGACTTAGATAATCTGAATGATGATGGAACAACTATCGTTCATTTTGCAGTTATGGGTGATATAAAAAATAAAATTCATCCACTTGAGTGGAGAGAGGAGAAATAAAATGGAAGACATTTTAAGTATAGGTTATTATATAATAATATTTATTGGTGCTTTAATAATTACAGGTTTATTTGTGATACTTATTCTTACTTATATAACATTAAAAATTTACAAGGAAGAAAGAGATGATAACTATAAAAAATAAAAAAAATATAACAGGTATATGGATTAATAATTTCACAGAAGAAGAAGCAAGAAAAATGCTTAGTCAAGGATTTGATGGGATATTATTACCTTTCAATCCTTATTACTCGTATTATAGACCTAATATTAATTATGCTATCAGAGAATATCATAATACATATTTAAGGTTACAGAAATTAGGATGTAAAGAATTTCTGTTAGAAGCAGGTGGATGGGGAATTAATGAACTTGACGCTATATGGGAATTAGTATCAGATAAATTCGATAAGGATAAACATAACATGGCTGTGTACCATATGTATGCAGGTGAATTTCCTGAACAGTTCTATGAAAGGCAGGAATATAAACAAGCTAACAATGGTAAATGTTGGAGTAGAACAGAAGTAGCGGAATTAATGCGAAGAAGATTAATGTATGATAATACATTCAAATTTGATTGCACTGCTCGTAACTATGATTACTTCTCAATTGCATTCCAATGTGAACTCGCTATATCGAGCTACTGGGGACAACATAAACTATGGAATAAAGATATGCCTTTCGTGTGGATATATGGTCAATTAAAAATAGGTGGTTCTTTAAGATATAAAACACTGAAGAAGCATGCAGATAAACATAACATTACTAAGTTTTATTTATATCAGGGAGACCCTATTAAATTTGATATTAAAAATCCAACTACATATTTAACGTGGATATTTCCTAAAACAATTAATACATATTTAAGAAAAAGATTTATTAAAATATTTAGGTGAGTAATATGTTATTTATTATTAAAGATAAAAAACTTAGAAAAACATTAGATAAGATAGAACTTGAATGTAGCATATCTAATCCTTTAGGATATAGTTTATTTGGACAGATTCGTCAATTAGGTAAAGAAGAAATATCATTAGAGTTTGGTTCATTTACACCAGAGGAATCAGAAAAACTAATTAACATTATACAAACAAGAAAGAATAAAAAAATAGATGGGGAAAGAAAAATAAATGAATGAAATTAAAATAATATTTCCTGGCATAGCCAGAGTAAAGAAAAATTCTATGACTGTGTCTTACATTTATAAAGATAAGTTTGGTTCATTAAAAATACGTATGGACAGTAAGGGTAGGTTTACACCTGTTACTTATTATTCTAAAGCGTATGTTGAGTGGGCTAAGAAAGCTATACAATCTGTAATAGTGTTTAAGTCAAAGCAGAAATTAACTTTTCCCTTAACAGATAAATATAATCTGAAATGTATTTTCTATACAAATGAAAATAGAGTAATAGACCTTTCAGCATTATATGAAGGGGTACAGGATGTATTAACAGGTAGGTCGGGGGTATTAAAGGATTCAGTACCAGGTCATCTATATCAAATATTAGAAGATGATTCTGTTAGATTCATAGGTAGTCATGATGGGAGTAGGTTGTTATATTTACCTGCTGAACCACCAAGAACTGAAATAACAATAACTGATTTCAAATATTAAATGGAGTATGAAATGAGCCATATAGCGTATATAATAGGGTATATAGTTTTAGCAGCATTATTTATAATTGTAATGGGTGTTGTGTATGTTGTGTTAAGGTCATCAAGAGATTGTGCGGAGGGTAATAAAGATGAAAGTCATTACATTGAACACTGAGATAAAAAGGAATAAACGTGGCAGACCATCTGTCGATAGACAAATTGAGATGATGAAACATAATGAAATCTTAGTATATAGTTATTTAACAGGGACTAAACAGAAAGATTTAGAAAAAGTAACAGGGATATATGCACATAACTTTAATGATGCTATTAAAAAAGTTGCAAGTAGTCTGTTAAATAATGAAGCTATCAAACTGATGACAGGTAAATCTATCAAAAAAGAATACGGTGAAGAGTTAAAGAAAATCATAGAGGAACGCAATAAAGGCGTTATAAGAGACTTTATTTAATAATCCTTAGTTTATATTGGGTAAAGAAATAAAGTCTTGTAACAAGCTTATTAGAGGGCTTAAATCGAAAATTAATCAATAAGCTATATCAAATTTTATAGGGTATAATTAATGGAAAAAGAAAATATTTACATTGAAGCAATAAAGGTATTTGGGAAAGAAGTTCAGCTACTCAAAGCAGTAGAGGAGATGGCAGAATTAACACAGGCAATAGTCAAACTCAGAATAAATAAGAATGATTATAGTAAAGAAAGATTAACATCATCTGTCATAGAAGAGTTGGCAGATGTAATTATTATGGTAAATCAATTATCACTAATGTTTGATAGAAATGAATTAGGTAATAAGATTAATGCTAAACTAACCAGATTAAAAAAAATAATTCAGGAGGCAAAAGATGGAATTTACTAATATAACAATAGAAGAACAAATGCTCGCATTAGATATTTACAGGAAGTTAAAAGAAAATGATATTGAAATGGAGAAGACTAATGAAGTTATTGCAGAGATGATTAAATCGTTAATCAACACTATCAAGAAAAGAATATCTTATTATAATATAGCATTAGACTCAAGCGTGAAACTTCGTATGCCAGAAGTGATACCTATAATAAACCATGTTTGTGATATACATAAAGAGAACTTAAAAGGTTTAGAATTTTTGGTTAAAGAATTCGAGGTGCAAAATGAAAAGGAATAATTTCACTGAAGAAGATGGTTATAGAAAGATGGTCTCTTGGGCACGTGATAACTATGATAAGAATAATATTATAACAGGTACTGTATTAGCTCCGAACCACACTTTAGATAATACTAAAGTTGTATGTAGTAAAATAAGTTTGAGAGTTAAATCAAAGAATATCAGAGGGGCAGTGTAATGAAAAACAAAATAGCATTAGTGAAAAGAATATGCCGTATTTGCTACAAAGCAGAAGATGCTGAAATTTTATTAGCATCTGAATATACTCCACAAGGAGAGCCAACTATTGATATGGATAAATATCATAAACAAATTGTAGGGTTTTTAGAAGATTCTTTATGTAAAGAATGTAAAGAGAAATATAAACCTGAAGAGAATTATATAATAGTAGGAGTGGAAGATGAGACTCCATTAAACACAGACAATCCTCCTTTAACAGGTACGGTGGTGGTGATAAAGAAAGACTCTGACTATGGGAGAGCTAATCTTGCTGAAGTATTTGACACTCCAATTAAATATATGATACAATCAAATATAGATGAAGTATTCGGTAATATCCACGATAATCCAGAATTATTAAAGGGAGAAATGAAATGATACTTGGAATTTGTGATGGAGATTATAGGGCAACACATCTAAAAGAATTGTATGATGAAGGGTTCAGGGGACTGTTCATTTCGATACACGAACATGCGAATGATGACCCGATTGTATTATCTAATAGAATGTATAACACTTATATGGTTGCTAAGGATATTGGCTTTACACATTTCTTGATTGAATGTGGACAAGGATTAGGATTCATTGATGGTAATTATTCTTGGAAAGTTATTATGGATAAATTCAGGGGCAAGGAAGATGTAGCGTTCTATTTTGATGAGTACTACGAACTGATAGTGGAAAAGTATAAACGAACAAAAGATGGTTATTGCAGATTTAGAAAAGAAGTTTATTCTTATGCTAACCCGAAAACTAAATCTGATGTTGAGCATTTTATAGTGTTTACTACAACTGTAAGAAATTCAGAATTAGGTAACGTTATTAGCAGTTATTACAATCAACACATATATTGGGCTTTTTATGATTATATGGTTTGGATTTATGGACAGGTCAAATTGGGTGGGTCTTTGCGTTACAAGAAACTTGCAGGTGTTGCGGGGTATTATCATATATCTTTTGCTTACTTGTATCAGAGAGACCCTGTAAAGTTTAACATAAAAGACCCGACAAGTTGGTTTAATTGGATATTCCCTGCTAAAGTTAAAAGGCATCTAAGACATAAATTCAAAAGAATATTTGGAGAAACAAATGGAAGATAAGAAATATGTAATTAGTTATGTAAGATTAATGATTGACCTTGATACTAAATCTGAAATAGCTAAGACATTTAAGGTGGGAGATATTACCACTGAAGATATTATAAGTAATTTTAGTGATACCCATAATATGATTAAGAAAGAAAGTATGTCTAAAGCAACAGGCAAACCTATATTCACCTTATATGATAATTATGAAATAGTACATTTAGTTGCTTTGCAACAATAATAAAAAAGCCAGCATTCTGTTTAGGAATTGCTGGCTCATATTATCCCGCTTTGTAAATCTAACCTAATAGATTATGCAAGAATAATATTTAATCTGTTCTTCTTGCCTAACACTTCATTGGCATATTTACCTGTCATATCACCATTCCATAATGATAATGTCTTATTAATATCACCTTTTGCTAAAGCCTTTTTCTTCTGTAACCATTTACATCCCCATTCAATTTGCCATTTAAGATTAACACAATATTCATCTAATGCAGAAGGTATAGCAAATTGTGATAATGGTGAACCGAGAATATTCTGCATAGAAGATTGGTTAAAGTAGAAATCAAAATAACCTGCCTCCTTTAATGATAGTCCCATCATCTGCATTACACCATAACTTGCAGATAATAATACTTCAGAAGTAGTGGCTAATTCATTTTTATTTTCTACATATCTTATATAGAAGCCCTGCTCTAATCTTGCTCTATCAGGTGCAAAAGTTCCATCTTTATTCTTGCCACCTTCTTGTAAACACACAGCTTTAATCAATGAAGGTTCAAAACCAAACTGTGGTGCTACTATATTACACATATCAAACACTTCTTTTTTTGTGAACATATTAAATTTCCTTAAAATATTTTACCTAAATTAAATCCTATTCCTACACCTACACTAATACTATAATCTTTATGAATTATATCATATCCTTGTCCTGCATATATAGTCCAATTAAACCTGTCCCAAAATGTAGTTGGCTTCTCTATCTCAATAGTTTTAGTTATGTAAGAACTTTTGGTTATCACTTTTTCTTTTATATCAGCCTCTATATCAAATACATTTAATGGCGGTGAATAATATCTTACCCATATTTTACTGCTATCATAAAAAGTTACAGTATCACTGATAGCATATTCAATCGCTTCATTATCTATGAATACTGTATCAATTTTAGCAGGGACTTTATCAGCAGATAAATATTTAGGAATACGGACAGTATCTGGTTTCGCCCATACAGTATCAGTCATAACTATAATATTAGGTTTATCATTTCTCGAACAACTCTTAAATATATCACTTATTAAAACTGAAAGTATTAGTACAGTTACTAATAAAAAGAACAGCTTTACTAAATTTTCCTTGCTCATTATTCTTTCTCATCTTCTTTAATTATTTTTTTTTCTACTGATTTCATTATCGCTTCGATTACTTTCTTCCCTAATGTGTAATAGAACACATAAGCGAATGATAAGTTTATAACAAATGCAAAGATTAGTTCAGCAATATCATTTTCAAAGTAACTTGGGAAAGTGAATATGACTAATGTGGTAGTTGCTATGTTGATTATGAAAAGTAATAAGTGATTATTAATTATTTGTGGTGTAATCTTATTTAATGCTTCAGCAAGGAAACTAATCAATATCCCTGAAATTATAGGGATAACAAAATATCCCGTTTGACCAAAAGTGTCTCTTATTATTTGTTCCATTTTTTGAACCCCTTTTTATTATTTAGAAAATACTGCATACAAAACACCTATCAGCGTAAAGAAAGGTACGGCTCTTTCTATCCACCAACTTATATCCCTTACTGCATTTTTGAATTTCCCTTTATCATATATCATTTGAAAAAATTCATCTCTTTCAAAAAGTACTTTTCTGCCACCACCATTTTTTATGCGAATAGTATTATACTGTTGCATATCAGTTCTAAGATTAGTTATGTTATCCTTAATCTCTTTAATGTCTCTTGATAAAGACTCTAATACATCTTCGTTATGATTATTGTGTTCCGTACCCTTCATATTCTGTTACTCCCATACAGATAGTGAATTTTTTATTTGGTTAGCTTCTTTCTCAATAAACTTATCATCGTGTTTAACCCAGAACATCGCATAATCCCTAATGATGTAGTACCAAAATCTTACAAATCCATATTTATTTCTTTGTATCAAATGAGCATATTCATGTTTCATCACATCTTCGGTGTCCTTATAAGAATTAATATCAGTATTTTTATACTCTACCCGATTGACAAATGCTGAACTATGCCCTGTGAATTTGCCCTGTACAAAAAATGGAAAATTATCTGATAAGTAAATTGTAATATCCTTATTAGCATAGATACCCTTATTCTTACCAAAGTAATTCCAGATGATGAAATTAATCCAGAATAACATCTACATTATCCCTTCTTTCCTGATACATCTTCTTTTCCATTTTCCCCCATTCTCTGCATGTTTCAACATAAAGTGCATATTCGATAAAATCTGCATTCCTCGAATCCATTGCCCCTAATCGAATTAATTTCAATTCTTCATTAAGCCCATATCTACTTCTTATCTTTTCCACTACCCTATCATTCACCCATTCATCAGGCATGATATACATAGGGTCTGTTATAATTTCACCACTTTTTAATTTATACATATTTCCTCCAATAATTTCTGATATATTATTAATTCATCAACCATTCAGATACCCAGATTTTTAGATTTCACAAAAGCCAACTACTTTTTTACAAAAGCAAGACGGAAACCAACGGTGCCGGCCACGTTCGCACGTTCGCTGTTCACGTACAAGCAGAACACCCCCGCATCCGCGTTGTAGCCCCAATTCCCACCACGACGCGGGACCCGCTCACCATAATTCCTTGTGTAGTAATAATCACTCCCATAATCCCCCCCTTGCGTATTTGGAGCTATTGCTAATCTTTTCAATGTACCTGTCGCATTTGCGTTAGTTAAATTAAACCCTTGAGACTTATAAGAAGCACCCATATCAGTACCTCGATTAGCCGAGCTGAAAGTAAAAGTAGAAGCCGTTCCATCCCAATTATAATATATACCTGTATCATAATAATTTGCTTCAGTAGCTTCTATACTATTACCCTCTCCCTTTGCACCTGTATTACTATTACCTGCCACAAATATTTTACCATCTACTGCTTTATATCCCGATACCCATTCCCACACATTTCCATTCATATCATAGATACCGCTCTCCTCCTTATTATGAGAAGTTTTCACACCTCCACTACCTGCCAACGCCCTTGAATTTCCCGATACGCCAATAAGTGGATTGTCAATATTATGTGAAAACGTAACAGTCCTGTCATCTACATCAGTACCATATAAATTATTCCCTCGTACCCAACCTAAACTCAATGTAACAGCTTGTTGCCTTACCCATATTGCAACTGCCGCCCACATAGCATTCGATTGCAAATAAAACTTCCCAGTCGTGGCAATATTATCTGCATCCGCATTTAACGCCTCACAAGCTGCCTTAGCCGCATCATAATCAATACTCACTTGCGGTTCTACATTAGCCCTTGAATGAGCACCCTTATTCGCTGTTACCCATTCCGCAGGAGTATCCCAACTCGCACCACCATAAGAAGTTGTAAAAGTCTGAATAGCCCCTACATTACTAACAATCGATGCCTCATATTTCCCAATATAGAACCCTTTTATTATCGTATTATCCACAATAAATGCAGGATGGACGGCATGAATCACATAGCTATTAGCCACAGTTGGTCTAACTGAAAACGAATCTATTACTGCCTTCTTCGTAGCACCTATGTAGCTCTTAATCAATCTCCATTCACCATTATAAACTATGTAGCAATCTTTGTAAGCATCATTCACCGCAGATGCAGAAGCATTAATAATAACAGAATCTTGGTCTAAATTAGCCCCGAACGTTTCAGAAGCTCTACCTACCGCACTAAATTCTAAAGTAGGTGTCCAATTAAATTGTGGGATATAAACCATTGCATTATAATTACCCCACCTATCCCTAATCAAATAATTATTAGAAAGAAAAGGATGCGCCACAATCTTCTGATTATTAGCATAGTACCCATTACCCTTAATGAACTCTGCACCAAACATAGGCGGTAATCCATTTATATAAGTTGAATCCATACGCCACGTTGAACCAACAGGGATTATTTTTCCATTAACTACCTTAAAAACTGATGGACTATCAAAGAATTGTGCCTGTAAGTTTATCACTAAGAATAAACTAAGTAATAGTATTTTCTTAATCATATTCATTATAAGTTCACTCCCTCAAATGTTATTCTTAAATTCCTTGCAGATTTGCCAATGTTGGTTTTCCATCGTACTCTGATTTCTTCAGGTCTTGCAAGATTGACTAAGAATCTTTTAATTAATCCTGCACCAATTACAACAGTTGTATTATCAGGTAAGAATAGGTTATTATCATAAACATCCCTAAATCCAATCGCTTGTGAAGTCCAAGTATCCATAGCTGTACTTTTATATTCGATTACTAATGTATCGGCACTTCCACTACTTTTAATACCCAAATAGCCATAACCATATAACTTATTGAAATTATAACTTGATGTATCTGCACCTTTAATTGAATCGACAAAAGTAACATAGGGATTAGACACAGTAGTATTTTGGATACTTTCAGAAGGAAAGGACACTGGTAATGGTGCATGCCTTATACCACCTGTAATTTTATTATAATTACCAAGAAAGACTTTCACCTCTTTCCCATCTGAAGTTGTATCAGCCCACCATAACGATTGAGCAAACATTGGTGCTGATATAAAGAATAACAGCAATATTAACTTCTTCATTTTTTGTTTCTCCTTTGTTCCATTTTTAGTTGTTTAGTTAATTCAGCTTCTCTTACTTGTGCTTCTTTTAATTTTTCATTTGCTATTTTTACTTGTCGTCTTTTTTCTTCAGGTGTATAATCTTCTGATTGTAATATTTCTTTTCTGATTCTTTTTATTTCTATCTGTTTACCTTTGATACGTGAAAGTTTAGCTGGCGTACCATTAAATTGATATTCATAAGCATCAGATACTTTAGCAGGATTGAAACTTAATGCTTTATATACTACATCAGACCAAGATATATCTTCAGCTTTAATTAAAGATTTACCTTTAACTTCCACACCATCTTTCGCTAACGACATTGAAGCTAATATATTTCTTAATGATAATGGTAATAATTTTCTGCTGGTATTAATTGCTCTTCTCTTTTCTTCTTCATCTATCGTAACATCTTCTCTAATCTGTTGTTGCAATACTTTAGCTAATGCAGTGCTTCCTTCTAATATATCTTTACTTAATCCATAAGGTGCACCGAACATAGCATCTGCTAATTTACCTTCAACGCTTTTTGACCTTGTTTGTACATATACATCTGTTGCGAATGAAGAACGTTCATCGAATAAGTTCTGAAAGTTTATTTCACCAAAAGCTGATGGGACACCTTTGCCTATAATTGAACCCATTCTGAATCCCACTTTTTCGTTTAATTCATCTAACAATTTCAATGTTTCATATTCAGAATCATCTTCAGTAAATAAATCAATTAAAGCAAATACAGTAGCCGCAAATGGTACTTTGGTAACTCCATGCATACCTGTACCAACTAATAATTTTAGTCCTGCTATCCCCATATTATTATTTCTATATAGTCTGTCATATTGTCCTGTATTAGCATTAGAGAACGTTCTAAAAGTGAAGAATGCTTTATCAATAGCCTTCAATACTTTCTGTTCACTCTTCCCTAACTGTTTAGACTGAAATACAGCAGGTCTATCTATTGCTCCCCACGAACTCATTACATCTTGTATTTTAGTCTCAATATAAGTTTCTAATTCTTTGCCTGATAAATTCTTAGCTTTACCTATTTCATAAAATGTAGAGAATGCTTGAAACCTTGTAAACTTTTCAACTGCAGCTCCACCAAGATTCATTATCTTTAACATCTTATTCCAGCCCTTATATAAGTCTGAACCATATTTCATTTCTGTATCCCTGCCACCACCTGTTAATTCTTCCATCCCTACTGAACCCATTATCTCTTTAGCATCCATTATCTCATACATCTCTAAATATTCTTTAGATAATGAAGTCTCATATTTTTCACCTTTACGCTTTGCATTTAACACTTTAGATAATTCAATAGAAGTACCGAATGCATTTTTCCATACTTCTGCTCCATTAAGAATAGTACCTTTAACCTCTGCTATTGCTTCAGGTAAAGTAGTCTGTAAAGGTTGCATTGCCTGTTGAAACCAAAACGCTGGCTTCATACCAATATAATATGCAGTAGCCCCTTGTCTCCAAGCATCAATAAAAGATTTATCAGAACGAGAAACCTGATTATACATCTGTATAGAATACTCAAGTTCGTTTTTCATTCTATCTTTTTCTGCATTAGTTTTAATGGTAGATTTCATTTGCTCGTTATGAAAGTCTTGATAAGATGCTATCATATCACGTGCTTCTGATAAATTATATCTGCGTGTAGAAGAACTAACTGCTTCATTAATTAAACTCGTTACACCTAATTCAAACTCTTTTGGAGTATGGTGCATACCTCGTATATATCTTTTCTTTATTCTATGCTGGTCGTATGTACCTGATTTAATAGCATTCATTAAAGAATGTATAACAGGATTGTTAGCTTCAATATTACCAAGATTAACAAGGTTCATTAATTGGTTGGCAGTTAATTTATCATATTCACCTCTTTTTATTATATCACCTATTCTATCTATGCTGTCGATAGAAAATCCTAATTTTATATGCTCATCAGCTTTTTGTTTAGCTTGTTTTTCATTCTCCCCATAACTAAGGAACGTCTGCCATTCTGCTATTTCTTCAGGTGTCTTAGCGATTTCTCCTTTAACGTCTAATGGTTTACTTCCTCTTATCTGCCATATTTTTGGGTCTGAAGGTCTAACATCATTATTATATAATGCATTGTTTTCAGGATATAATTTATCAGTTAAATAATCCACAACTTTATTCTTCAAATCTTCATCTTTACCGAGTATCTTATTGGCTTCTTTTTCTAATTCTGCACCTTTCAATTTATTATCTATGCTATCACCAAATATTTTTTTAATTTCTTTATCTGAAAGTCCCATAGCTAATGTTTCTTTACCGTCCATACCTTGAGTAGAATTAAATAAGAAATCACCATATCCTTCTTTTTGTTTCTCATATGCTTGTTTAGCAGTAGTTTGATAATGCTTCTCAACATTTATTTCTTCAGTAGTCATTCCTAATTCTTTACCAGCTCTTTCTATGAATGCTTCAAAGGTTTCCCCTTTTTCTACATCTCTTTCCAGAATTTCTCTTTTGCCATCTGCTACATCATTAAAATATTTCCCTCTCTTAGATGTATATCTTTCTTTACCATCTCTTAATTCATCAAACTCTTTACCTTTATTCCATCCTTCTTTATTCTCAAGTAAAGTATTAATATCATGCTTAACATCTAATATACCTTTTTCGAGATGATGATACATCCTATTACCAAACTCATGTTTTAACTTACCTGTTGTTGCATCTCTTTGGTCTGCCCAATTACGATTTTGGATAGCTGCTTTTACTAAGGTATCACCTATATTATATAACTTACGTACTATTTTATTACTTCTGAATTTATCATAAGTAGAATTATCTTCACCTGGAATTTTTCTTCTTGCTTGCCATCTATCGTGCATCTCAGCTAATATTTCCATTTGGTCTTCTACAGCTTCAGGTTTAGTATCTTTCATTACTTCTATTATGGTCTTTTTCTCTTTCTTTAATTCACCACCTATCATCCCTAAAGTATTAGGATTAAGAAATGCTTTTTCACCTGTACTATATGCTTTAATATTATTCCATATCTTAGTCAGATAAGGTATTACTTTATCACCTACTTCTTTAATCATATCTTTAGCCCATTCGCTAAAATGTCCTGCTTTCTCTACACCAGATTTTACTATCCTCTCAAGATGGTATAATCCCATTTTAGTTAATGGTGCTAATGCTTCTAATTGTGATGGAAAACTTCCAGGTCTATTTAATATATCTTTAACTTCAGATTTATTTTTTTCATATTCTATTTTAGCAGGGTCTTCTAAAGATTCAATTCCATATCCTTCTTTTAATAATCTGTCAAATTCCTCCTGTTTCATTTGACCTTTTTCAACCATCTTTTTCATTTCATTAATCTGTCTAATATCTTCAACAGGTAAACCTCTTAATGATTTATTAGGTGTTACTTTAGGTGTCCTCAAATTCTTGAGAAGATATTTTCTTTCTGTATCTTCTATAAGTCCAGCAAGAGATGCTTCCTCAATATCTTTCTTACTAAATGGGTCTAATCCTTCCCCTTTCATTATTTCTATTGCTGATTTGACAATAGGGTCTGTTTCAGATTCATAAGTGTTAGACCCGATTTTATTCACAATTGATAAGTCAGTAGTTGCTACTTCATTTGCACTAATATCTTTCACTTCTAAACTTCTGGGCTTTATTTTCCCAACCAGATTTTCTTCTAAGAAAGTACCTACTTTATTTTTTCTATTAGATTGTAACCCTTTAGCAGATAAAAAATCTTTTTTCGATGCTTTTAATAATGCTTCTATCTGGACATCAGATAATCCATGTGAGTGTAATAACCAATTCATTATATGGATAGGCTTTACTTTAACATCTTTTTGTTGTTTATTAAGTGTTTCGGCTAAATCTTCTGCCATCTTATAAGCCCTATTAATACCTTTAAGAGTTTCAGTATAGTTTAATTTATTTCTTTTAGATGATTCTAAAGAAGATACTATTCCTTCCGCTTCAGTTCTAATATTATAAGATTTATCCTCAATTTCGGCTTTAATAGAAGCTCGTGGTGGCTCGTTCGTTGGCTTGTCAATAGTTTCTATTGGCTTTTTAACGCTCGCCTCGCCTTGAGGCTCTGTGTTCGTATTCTCAATTTGAGGCACGATTTTTGGCTCTTCTGCAGGTACTTTTTCTTCTTTTTTAATATTATGCTTTTCTATCAGTTCTTTTTGTTCTGTTTCTAATTGTGTAATTATTTCGGCTAATTTTTCCTTTTCTTCAGTTGGTAACTTTTCATCACTTAATTCTTTATTAATCTGTTCTTTAACTTTATCTATTACCTCAACTTTTTCAGTGGCTACTTTAACTTCTTCACTGATAGGTTCTTTTATAACAGGAACAGTTTCTTCTTTATTATCAACAGTAATCTCTTCTGGCTTAACAGTTTCTGGAACAACTTCTTCTGGTTTTAATTCAGTTTTAATTGGCTCTTTAGGAGTTTCAGTTGCTTTAGGTGGCTTAGGGTTTGTAACCTTAATAATGTTATCAAGACTTACAGTAGTCTGTTCACCTTTTTCATTCTTTACAACATATAAACTATTATTCCTAACTGCAGTTATTTCTGCTGATACTTTCTTATCACCAAGTTTATATGTAATCTTAGAACCTACGACAGGTGTTGATTGTTCATTCTTTATCTTAGCATCTTTAACTGCTTTTTTATCAGCTTGGTTAAATTCACTCTTTGATAACAGATTATTATTATCTATCACTTCTTTTGTCTGACGTTCATTTAATTCTACACCTGCTATTGTAACTCTTCTGCCGTCATAAGCAACAGGTACTTCTTTCCCTTCTCCCATACCTGTATAAATCCACAATGGCTTATTAGCGTTTATTCTTTCTTGTTCAGTTAGCCCTGCTAATTTTGTAGATTCTAATGGCATACCATCTTTATTTATTAATATATTATTAGGAACAACTGCATTCTCTATATTAATTAAAGCTGGCATTTTCTCATAAGGTTTCTTAATCGCTTCCTGTCTTGGTAATTCTTCTTCCCTAAGTGTACTCTGAAATTCTATCAGCTTCTCTGCAGAATATTGTATCTTAGCCCTATTGATAGTGTTAGTTACTTTCTTGAGTAATAAACCTGCAGTATAATCATATAACTCATTAAACTGTCTTGAACCTTCTGGTTCATAAGTACCCTTAATAAAACTTTTTAATTTATCAGGATTAGCAAAATATTCTGGCATATTACTAATGATGTATTTCTTAACATCTGAATATGGTATCTCATAATTATTAGATAATTCTATTATCTTATCATTTAATACTGCATCTTCTGGTATGCTTACTTTATTAAATAACTTTTCAGTTTTACCAACTATAACTTGACCTGCAGTTGCTAATGAAAGTATTTGTAATTTGTCTTCATTGGCTTTAACATATTCAGGTTCTAATTCTTTACTCCATCTATCATATAATTTTTTTGATTCTCTTGATAATCTTTCATTACTTAATGCTTGACCAAATGTAATTAACACGTGGTTCTCAGTTTCATTATATCTCTTATAACTATCTGTTAATTTTAATGGAACTTTAGAAGTCTTTTCGATAACCCCTTTTGACAATACTTTATGTGCATCTATCTGGAATAAAGAACCATTTTCCTCTATAAAATATGATTGTGAGAAATTAGTTGGTTTGCCTTTACCATTCCATTCTTCTGTATAGATAGCTTTGCCACTTCTTTTCTGCTCTGCTATTACTCTGTTCATAGCTGATGGATTAGTAAAATGAGTACCTGCCATAGCTAAACCAGATGCTAATGCATCCCTATAACTCTCTCCACTTATTTTGCTTGAAACTGCACCAAATCCAAAAGCTCCTAATACACCACCTATCTCCTCAGCTAATGCAGGTTTATCATTTAATAATTTTGCAATAGCTTTGGCTGACGTTAATCTGCCAAGAGAACCTGTGCTTGCACCAAGTACACCCATCTGTGAATTATGCCATACTGAATTTATCGCACCACCAGCACCAGAATCTTGATATGCTTCAGCAGTTTGTGGTATTCCCATAACATTAAATTGTACAGACTGTTGTACGGCTTGATTAACTAATCTACCTGCCCACCCACTATTAGCTACCATACCTGCTTTACCTATTGTACCTGCAGCCTTCATCCCTGCCCCAACCGCTCCACCTGTAAGATACATTAAGGGTAAATCAACTATTAAAGAACCTGCTATTGTTGCAACATCTTCTATAAAGGACTTTTCTCTGTTTATCCCTTTTTTAGTTTCATAATAATCTGATAATACTTTACTTTCATCACCATCTAATTTTAATTGCTTGCCCTCATAAGTAAATCCATTGTTGGTAAGTTTCAAATCTGGCATAGAATCTCCCATACTATAACCAGAAATCATCTTGACCCAACCATTTGTCATAGAATTATTTAACATCTTAGATGCTAAATCTTCTTCATATACTACACCTTTATTCTCATATAAATCATTAAATATTTTGGCAAACGGTTTCTGAGAAGAATCCATAAATCCCATTTCTTCTTCAGTAAATGCTTGAGAAGTTGTGTCTATCGTATTATCTTCATTGAATAAATTACGACCCACTACAGTCTTAAGAACTCTATTAAGTTCTTGTGTCTGTTGCTTCTGGTATTCAGGAGATGTAAGGTATTGTATAAGCTGTTCATTCTGCTGTGTAATTTGCAAATCGCTTTCTACATCTAACCCTACTCCACGTGGTTGTATTTTAACGTCTCCCCAATCCATATTATAGCTACCTGTAATAGGCATCTGGTTCGGAGTTAATTGTTTTATTTTCTTACTCATATTTCATCCAAGAATATGGGCGTGATGGAAGTGATGATTTTTCTCCTCTCGGAATAACTGATTCTTTACTTTTCTTATTCATTAATTCTTTTGCTTCATTCTGTTTAATTTTACGCTGACGAAGAATTTCAGCTGGATTATGTACCCAAGAGCCATCCCAATTAATAGCTGCACCTTGACCCTTATACCTCATAATATTTTCTGTATCTGGCACAGCAGGTAGTTTATTACCGTTTTTATCTGTCATAGTATTCCATCCCATTACATTTTGGTTCATCCAATTTTGTGCTGTATCATATAATCCACCAGGAGCAAATAAAGTATAAAATCCATTTGTAGGATTAAATAAAGCATTATACTCTTCTCTTGTCATTTGCTCAGCTTCCATTAACTCGTATGCTTTTGAAGCATTAATTCTTCCTCCATTATTAGCATCCCTTAATTTTTCTAAAGCACCTCGTATTAACAAAGACTCTTCATCTTCTATTGCACTATTATAAACATTAGAATATTTATTAGTAGCAGTTTCCATTAATATTTTATAATTATCATACATATTCTTATAAGTGGCTGATGCTTGTGCTTGTTCACTAACAGGATAATCTGAAGGTTTAAGTTCCGACAAGATAGACTTTTTATCAGTTGATAACGTACTTTTGAATGCAAGCCCTATTGCTTCTTCACTTACGTTTAATCCACGTTCCTTAGCAATTTGTAGTGTCTTACTTATTACGTCATTTTTTGCTTTATTAAAAACAGCAAGTTTTTGTGACGAATGTACTTGAGTTTGGTCAGGCATATTATTATACTCTGGTAAAGAACGAATAATACCTTCAAGTTGCTGTACACCATTATTAGTATTTAATTGCTTTTTATATTGCTCATATTCTTCTTCGTTCATTCGATACTCTTGTATAGTCCTACCATATTGTATCTTTTCCATTTCTTGCTGTACCTGCATTAATGGTATCTTACTCTTTTGTTCCAATAACTGTTGCTTACCCTCTAATTCACGTGATAAACTATTAGCTATTGTAACTCCTTCATCACCTAAAGTAGCAAATGCTGTAATAAACGGTTGATACATATTACTGTAAGATTCAGACATATTTAATATCTTATTCATATAGGCAGTAGCGTTAGCTGTTTTTTCTCCAAATCTTTCAATAGCATCTGGCTTGCTAAAATCAATAGACTTTAGCATCTCTTCATTCAATCCTGATAATTGTTCATCAGTACTTTTTACACCTTGATTTTTAATACGAAACTCATTATATAAATCATTAACAGCTTCGTTCTGTCTAATACCCTTTATAGACTCACCCATCTTAGTAAGACCACCTAAGAAGTTCTGTGAGTTTATTTTGGCTAATTCATCTAAGAATGTATTTGGCATAATTAGTGTCCTCTTCCACTATTGTCTGGTGGTTAATTATTGCTTATTGATTTATGATTCAAGTCTTTATACATACTTGCAAAATTACCTCCAGCAGATGACAATAAATTTAACATTTGTAATGTCCCCATTATACCTTGTTGTCCAGATGATAAAGTATTCATCCCTTGTGCATTATTACTCATTAATCCCATAGCTTGTAATACCCTTTGTGAAGTCTGGTCTTTAATGGCTGAGTAAGCATTAACTCCGAATTGTTGTGCATTAGCCGCCCCTACTTCTCCTTGTGCTATTACAGGTGCTAATGATTGCATATAGTAATCTGCAAATCCACCACCCTTAGCTACACCTGATTCTCCAATAACAGAACCAATTTTACCTGCCGACACATCAGCCGCACCTCTATAAGTACGCATAAGATTATTTACAATACCTTGTATTTCATCTTTGCTATATGCTTCTTGTTTCAACTCAGGCATATAATCTTTTAACATTTCAAATATCTGATTGTATGCTTCTTCGGATGGACTTTCTTCAGTAAACACTCCCTGCATTAATCCGAGTAACCCACCAACACCAGCTCCGATTGCAGTTCCAACACCTGGTATTATACTTCCAATTCCTGCTCCTGTTGATGCTCCTCCTAAAGTACTACCAATTACATTTGGCATATATCCTCCTTATTCTGCTGTTATTAAACAATTTCTAACTTGTAAAGAATAATTTATTAGTTTGTTGTCTAACACTGCAGTATTATACCAAGCTGTATAATTATTTTCTTCACCAAGATAATAAAATTCGAGTAATTGTTTACCTGTTTTATTTACTATAAATGTAAAAATAGCTAAACAACTATCAGCTACAATAGCTGAACTTGTACTATCATTATAACTTAATATGAATCTTTTGAACGATGGATTATGAACAAAATTAAAAATTCCTGTTGAGTCAAGTACAGCAGAAGTATCAAAAACAACAGAGTTAAATGTAAGCATATTGCTATAATTTTCGTTTGTACTCCATCTATTATAATACCCATACATAACAGGTACTTCAAATGCGTATATAGGGTAATCAGCTATAACATTGCTTATATCAGTATTACTAAGGTATAATCTTGCTGTTATTGTATCACCATTCTCACAAGTATAATTAATATCTGGACTTTTATCACCATCTAAATCCCAAAACAACTGTAAGGTTTGTGCGGATAATAATGATGTAAATAAAAATAAGACTAAAAATAACTTTTTCATTTTATTTCTCTCTATCTATTTTGTTTTCTATCAGTTTCTTTTTTCTTTCAGTAAACAGGTAAATATCATATTGTGTTTTTTCGTAAGCACCTTTTAACTTATTTATAGTTATTTCCATTTCACTTATTTTCTTTCCAATTTCTTCTAATTCTTTCTGTTTCTCTTCCACGATAGATGTTAATAACTTAATCTCTGTTGAATCAACTTGTGCTTTTGTGATACTTACAAAACAGAATAAGATTAATAATACTTTAATGATTTTCATACAATTTCCTTTTTTATGGTACATATAATATTTTACGCCCATCTATAACATAATAACTTAATTGCTTTGTAGGACTGCCACCTGAAGATGTCGCAACATAATAACTCGAAGTCCCCCCTGAAGTAACGAACCCTGTTATCTTGCTAAATGCTAAACTTGTTAGCCAACTTGGATTTGAATAGCTGCTCCCTGTATCCACCTTATTGGCAAGTAAATCGATTATTCTTCCTCCAAGTCCATCGAGATATTGAAACTCCGTATTACTAATACTCCCATCCGCTATCTTTGTCGCATCAATCGCAGTTGGCAAATCACTTGCGTTAATTATAGAAGCTACAAACCCTGTTGTTCCATTACTTCTAAGTACTTGACCTGCCGTGCCTACTGAACCTGCTATTTTATATTTGCTTGCATCGAAAGTTTTCCCTGTTTTAAGGGTGTCTAAATCTGCATATAAAAATTTAGACAAGGAAGTACCATTAAAAAAATGTAATCCACCTGTATCTAACCTTGTCGCTGTATAAAGTGAGCTAACAGGGTATGCTTCTGATTTATTGAAATTTAGACCAATTCTCGTAAGTTCCATAACCCCATCCCAAAATTTGGTAGCTGATGAAACACCAATTTCATACTTAACGGAATTAACTGTTGAGCTAAAATTAACATTCCCACTTATATTCAAAAAATTATGGACATAAGTAGTATCGGAATATGCGATTATAGAAGAAACCAAACTGCTATCCGGCGCATAAAATTTGATAGAATTAGAATTATCTATTACGACTCTTTGACCCGTTGTATCGGTTTGGAAAGTACTACCCGTAAAAGTATTTCCCATAAACGTACCACCTATAAACGTCTGTCCTGTAAATGAACCACTTAAAACTTTATTCGCTATTATCGTTCCTGTATATAATCCTGTTCCATCAATGTAGGTTTGTGATGGGGACATTCTAATCCACGATGAACCTCCATATCTGAACCAAGTTGCAGTTGTAATATAATAAAACCAATCGCCTGTTTCAGGAGAAGATGGGAAAGTAGTATCACTTGTATAGCTCGCAGAAGGTATCACTAAACCAATAATATCACTATTACTATCTATCTTTATTTTGCCTTTCAGATAAACATTTTCCGCATATAAACCATAGCCAGATAATGCACCTCCGAAATCACTATCTGTAATTCCCTCTAATTTCCCTATTCTTGCTTTAATTTTACCACTTGTACCCCAATCTGAAAATGATTGAACTGAATCTATTAAATCTATATAGGGAGAATAAGTATCATCTGAAGCTAAGTAAATACTTGAACTTCTACTAACATCAGTAGTATTTCCTATTCTTACAAAATCATCTCCAAGCTGTACAGAATCACTCCCCGTATTATAAACATATTGGATAACTCTACCCGATACATTGATTACTTGTATCTCACATAATCTTATTAATGTTTTATTTGGTGAATATCTTTGTGCCCTTAATAAATCATTTACAGCGAAAGGACATACGTTTGAACCTGAAGGGTCATCAAATCTCAAATAATAAGTACCTCCACTCCCATAAACTGAATCTACTTTTGCCGAAGATGTAATAAAAAGATTACCATTTGTAGCCCTTATTTGCCTTAGTAATAATTCATAGACTGATAATCTTCCTCGTACTGTAAGATTGTCTAATTCTAATTCTGATTTGTTAGCATTCTTAATTCCATAGTCTAACCTATACCCCGAACCAGACCATCCCGAAATAAAACTGTTATAAATACTTCTCGTACCTATTTGCTCTACTGAAGAATGTAAAAAAGAATATCCTGATGAAGGAGCAAATTTGATATATGAAGGCGTAAGTTTTAATGTATCAGCTTTAAGATTACCTTTATAGTATGTATCGCCATCAAAATATCCTGCATAAGCATCCCATATCCCACCTTGCTTATCGGCTTTAGCATAAATAGCATAGCCATAACCACTGCCTGAATTTGGAGTTTTTATAATTGATTGTATTCCGTACATAGTGTCTGATACCGAGCCAACACTATCTCGTTTATTCTCTACATATATTGCTCTATTTACAGTTTCGTGATTATCTAATAACCATTTCCACTCATTTGTGATAGTATAACTTGTTGCAGTATCAAAGAAATTCTTCACTACAAAACTATCAACAGCAGAATTATAAAAATAACTTCTAAACTTGTTATCAGCTGTGTCCCAGAATAAAGCTCCACCTGCATTTTTCTTGCCTAAGAAGAACCATAATCTGTTCGTTCCATCCAAACTTTGTGTACGGAACACACTATCTCGTGGTACAGGCACAGTTTGTGGAAAAATATTTATATAAAATAAAAATGTTACAGCAAATAATATTATCTTTTTCATAATCCCTGAACCTTTATAACTTCTAAAATAATGAACCCTTCACCTTTTGTTGCAACACCATCAAAATATGCTGTTGTATTAACTTCACTTTCATAATACTTAAAATTAGTTTTTACATTTGTATTCACAATAGTCAAGTCCACCTCTTCTTCATATAAAAGTGTTTTCTCTAAACTATCATCTAATCTCATTGTTATCGTATCATCAAACGGTTCTGTGATAGTTACGTAAATATTCTTTAGAAATGCACCTTGTGGGATTGTACCTATACCAAGTATGGAATCACCTATTAAATCTTTATCAAATCTTTTACCTATAAAATATGAAGCAAGCGGAGCAGGATTTGATGGCTCTTGTGAACTTGCACCACCTTGTATAGGATAACCACTGCCAAATGAAATCTTAATAGCTTTACCATCTCTACGTGCCATTAACTCATTACTATTATTTATAAATATTTCATTCTCTGCTATGTTAGCCACCGTTGCACCTTCTGATTCTTTTAATACAGTAGATGGTTTATCAAATCTATCGTAATCATCAAACACTTCTCTCTTAAATAGGCTCACTAATTCTCTCATAATTCAGGGTCTCCTCCCTCTTCAACTTCCGTTACAATCGATATATTCGTATTGTAAGGCGGTAATTTTGTAAAGGCTATACCAATCTCCCTTAAACTAATTTGAAGGGCAGGAAGGGCTATTCTCAAGCGAATACGACCGTATTGTACTTGATAAGGGGCAATAGTTTTATATCTTTTATAATGGGCTGGTATATAAACTTTTTCCGTTAAAGTATTATCATCTATTATTATTTTAACTTCTATCGTTGAGGTTAATTCCGTTGAAGTTAATTTTATAGTTGCATATAATTCTTGTAATACTTTCCCCTGTATTTCCATTTGTTCTTCATCAAGGATATCATAGAACTCTATTATACCTGCTAACTTTGTAGAACCATCAGGGTCTATTTTATACATATCGTTAAGCGTATCTAAGAAATATGTATATCCATTTATAACGCCAACAATATCTTTAATTGTTACAGTCAACTCATACTTTTTCCAAGTGTTAGTATCTATTTCATATATTAATACTTTACTATCTATCTGAATCCATACTTCATTTTTTGCTTTATTGTAAATCATAACAGCACTGCTTTTACCGCTAAGTAAACGCCAATAGTTTTTATGTGTTAATCCTGTTACTGCTATTGGTATTTCTCTACCACCCGCATAAGCATATACCCCAAACTCATTAAACCATACAAGCATATTAGTAGCTAATTCACCATTAATTTCTGTTATTATCGCATTATTATTCATAATGGATTTGCCACCATTAATAGCTTTAATACGCCTGAACACTACTTCACCAATACCATCTATCGTATATATGTAACTCTTCTTTTTAGTTAAAACTATCACTTCATCTAATGAAGTAACAGCTAACGACATATTCTCTTCATCACTTTCTGTGATTAAATAACCAAATTGTTTATCATCGCTATAAGGAAAGCTATCTGGTTGTGCTAACCCTGTTCCGCTTATATGGGAATAATATATCCTTTCATCATCTTTAACAAAATATACACGATTTCTATATGATATTTCTCTGTAAATATGTTTAGCGTTATCTACTCTTACACTTGCACCTATTCCATAATTAAAATTTAATGTTGTTATCACATTAGGGAAATCTGAATTAACTGTAAAAGACTTTTCAAAATAAGTTCCACTTACTATATTCCATCCATCGTTAACTTCTGCAACAGCATATAAAGTATATAAGTCTAATTTAAGATAGAGTTCATATTTAGAAGTACGCCAATCTGTTTTGACTATTGGTAATTTTAATATCGGACTATCAAATATGCTTATTCTGTTTACAGGTTCTTCTACATCTTCAGTTTCACCTTTAATCAATGCCCTTTGTTTATCTTCATTATAAGACAATACACAATAAGGTATTGAAGTCAGTTCAATATCTCTCATAGTTGTATAAGGAGCTTGAACAGAATCTTTACTTGGCAGACCAATTCCTATCCATAATCTGAAAGTACTTTCAGTAATTTTAGGATTACTTTGAACTGTTAGATTAACTATTTGTTCAAAAGTTAATACTTCATTATCGACTGTTGAAGAGTATAAATTATTCCATATCTCTACCCACGAAACATTGCTGTCAGGACTTGCTGTAACTGAATTATTTGTTATACCAACTTTCAAATGTGTATAACCATTGACAAGATAACCTGTCACCCATTTGAACTTTATTTTTTCTAAAAATTTTATGCTGTCAATATTAACCCATCCCCACTTACCCTCTACTGTTGAGTTATTATAAAACCCTATTGACGATAAAGCAAATGGTGCTGATAAAGCAGACCAAGCAAATACAGAACCTAAATTAAAATGTGTTTCAAAAGTATCATCATTACAAGTTTCTATAAATTCTGTTACGCCTGGTATTGTTTCAGCTTCATCATATATTATTCCTGTATCTGTATTTTTTAATCCCCAGCTTAACCAACGTGGAGTTATATACCAACCTGCTCCCCTAATATATGCTGTACTATTTTTATAACTTCTACTTGTTAAATAAGCAACTGTAAGATTGCATATAGTAGATACTGCAGTAAAAGCAGAATCATAACTATATGTTGCATTTATGTTAAGATTAATTTTTAATTGGTCATTAACTAAATCATAACTTATCTTTGTGGGCTTAGAAGCGAAGGTAACATCATCTGATATTTCATCTATTGAGGTTAATACTCCATTAATATAAAACTTTAAGTTATGAGTAACAACGACAGTACCTTCTGCTTTATAAGCTACACATACATATACATCACCCTGAGTTGAATGCTTAAAGTATTTGTAAGATAATATTTCATAACCTGAAGCTATTATTGCTATAATTGCACTTGGTAAGTTTACTTTGATAGGGGCTGAAGCAGATGATATAAAACCATTTTCAAAATCTACATTAGTAACTTCTTTTGCATATTCCTTAGCCACATCTATTTCATCAACATCGGTAGAAGGAATCCATCCTTTCAGTTCTCTATATTTGGCTAAGAACATACTACCTCCGTTATTGATTTAATAATTCAAATGGTTCTATTAATGTTGTCGAAACGTTTGTATTTACATAAACTAAAAAATCTTTTAACACTTCCTTGTATTGTTCTTTATATTCACTTATCTGTCTGTTAAGTCCATATAAGTTTAAGTCCGATTCAGGAGAACTTAATTGTCTAATCTTATATTTAAGAGTTACATCTATAACTATTAAAGAAAGAAATAAATCATGTATGTGGGTGTTGTCTTCAATATCAAAATCATCTATATAAGCTGAATAATATATTTTCACCTTACCATTAATTGAAGGTTTCCATAATAATTTCTGTGGAAAAGTATCGCTAAATGTAAATCCTACATATCCATCTAAATCAAAATTTTCTTTTGTCATTAATAATGGCACTGGTGTAGCAGGATTAAGGGTCTCTACTAAATCATTAAAACTACCACTTTCAATAACTGAAGGAGACCATCTAAGGAACTCTTCATAAGTTAATTCTTTAACAGGGAAATGTTGCTCTTGATTAGTTACGAATAACACTTCTCTTGGAATAAAAAAATCTGTTGGCATAACTATTTCATAATTATAACTGCCTTCAGGAACAGGGTCTGCAGAAGTAATATTAAATTCTACAACCTTTTTTACAGGTTCACCTTTACGGTATATCTTATTAAGAGCATCTACTATATCATTCTTTACTATTGAAGTAAAGACTGCTGATTGATTATCTTTACCAAGATTATCTGCTATCCTATTAATTATATCAGCATAATTACTTGCCATAATTTAATTTCCCTCCATCTTCGTTTGGAGTGAATATAGGTTTGAGCTGGAATGAATCCATAATCTTAGCTCGTAGTTGTGGTTCTAATGGAGCTATAATTTGATTCATACTGTTCTGTGATAATACAACAGCTTTATCAGTAATACCCGAACGTAATTCTGCATAAGCCGCAATTCTATTAACAAGTAATGAATAATATTTATCTGGTATATCTATTTTAGCTGTGTTAAAATTAACAGAAGTTAATAGTACAGGCTGACGTGTATAGTATATAGAACCTAAAGTCTGGACACCTGTTGAAATATTGGTAAGAGTAATAGTAATACTATTACCCCATAACATTAATAGCTTCTCACCTGATACCGTATATATAACTGCTTCTTCGTATGGACTAACAGCACCAGAAGGTACTCCTGAAGCATATTTAGATTTATGTCTTATAAATTCTCTTAAAGGAATCTGAAATGATTCTAATGCAGTCTTTGTAGTGCCATTACCATTAACGATTTCTAATGATAATATTTTATCAAAATTTGACATTTCAAGTCCTGGACTTGATGTTAAATCTATCTCAAGAAATTTGCCTACAAAACTAAACGAAGTACCTGCTAAATCATCTCCTGCCTCTAATGTGCCCTTTAATAATAAACTTTCTACATCAATATAAAGAAGTAAGGTATGTATGTCTGATATAGCCATATTATAAAAAATACGACCTACAGAAGATAAAGATAATCTTGCCTCTTCAATACCTACCAACTCTTGAGCTTCAGCAATTACATCTTTAGCTAAAATAGTTTGTGAGCTTATAAAAGCCATTATTGCATCTCCCTAATATTAATTGATAACTTAGCCATAATTCTTACATCTAACATCTTACTCCTTTCCCAATTATGCTCTCTATCCCTACATTCTCTTTCTGCCATATCTAATAATAAATCATCTAAACCTGTTAAATATATTGATGTGCTATAATTATCAGAAGTATAATTACCTTTTCTGAATATGTAGGTCATAGTAACTGTCTTACTTGCACCAACATTTATAGTGTAAATATTTGGTGTCGATGTTGTTTCGTCATACATTATAGTGAAGAATTTTGATTCTTTTCTCGGTTTAGTATCTGAAGATAAATAGCTTATATAAACTGTTGGTGATACATAAACTACAGGAGTGCTGACACCACCTTCTATTACTACCATTTCAATAATTGATAATACAGAAGAACCTAAAGCTATAATGCCATTACTACCAGTGGTAAGAGTTACACTCGGGGATATAAAAAATTCATTGCCTACCATTTGACGTATAGCAGGACTTTTAATGTGTATCGAAATCATTCTTGTTAATTCTAAAAATGATTGATTCGCTATATTCATTAAACTACTTGCAGTCCATCTAACACCATCTTCTGATGGGAGAGTAATAAGAGATGCGTCTGCTTTTCTTAAATCTTGCAGACGCTCTCTTAACTGTAATATGAAATTACCGAAGGTCATTTATTAGACCTTAACGATAAGGTTTACTTGTATTGCTAACGAGCTTCCATTAGTAGCCGCAGTTGTTAGGACTTTATTCGTTTCTGAAAATCCCAAAGCACTGTTAGTAGCCGCTAACACTTCTTTAATATCAGCAAATAGTATTTCTTGTGCACCATCTACTGTTATTGTAAGATTATTACCTACTGTGTAATCCGTGCCCGCAACATATCTATGAGAGAATATCATAATATTCTTTTCATAAAATGGTGTTCCTGCATTTCTTATGTCAGCAAGTAATTCATTAGCTGTTCCAATCTGTAATGTTTTAGCATCAGTTGGCATATCATCCTCCTTAGCTTAACACTGTAAATGCTTTTCTACCTATTAAAAATCCTTTGATTACTAAAGCTCCATCAGCAATCGAAGTTGTATTTACCCTTACTGTTACTGCACCTGTTGTTATAACTCCATCAGTTGTGTAGTTATTTATTGAATCACCAGCCGCAAACACCGAAGAAGAATGAAATGGTATAATACCAAGTACTTCACCAAGTGTTGTCGGGACTTCTACATCACCTGTGTTTGTGCCAATGGTAACAGATACTTCAAAATATTCCATTAATAAACTTCCAGGTCTATCGGCATCATTTTCTAATGCCACTGGTATTAATGCAAATTTATTATATGACAATGATTCTGGCATAATATTCTCCTTTATTCTGTAATACCATATACTTTGAAATGAGTATTGGCTAATCTGCGAACTAAACCATAAGCATGATACATCTCACGCCAAGTTCCTTTGAATCCTGAATTAGATTCGTATGAATCAGCATCCTCTGGGTCATCTCTCATAGGGACTTTCTCCGCTATCTGGAAACTACCATACTTGCCTTTTTCACCGTAATTATATTCAGTTAAATTAAGAATTAATGCTTGATTATCCATACCTAATTCAGAAAGAATAGGAGCATTAATATAATGGATTACTCCATCTCTACCCGTACTTTCGATAGTATTAACTTTCATTCCATAATTAACTGATAATTGAGTATTATCACCAAATCCACGCTTACCTTCGTAAGCTGCAGCTAAGTTTTTAGTATAGCTACTTCCACCGAACATATATAATTCTCTTACACCCGAAACATCAAATGCTTGAGCTACTATATTGTTGATACGGCTTATGTTAAGTAATCCATTAGCGTTAATATAATTATCAGAAGGAATAAATTCTAAGATACCACCTGTTTCATATTCTGATTCATTACCAAATTCAACCATAGACTTTTTACCCATCACGATACTCCTTTCGATGGTCTTCATTAAACGTGTAATGTTCAATGTAAAATTCAAGTCTAATTGGTCTTCACCATTTTGCATTAAGTAAGTCTTGATACCGCCACCTTGTGTAAGATGCTCACCGATACCGTAAGATTCTCTGGTAATCTGAATGCAATTCTCAAGATAACTTCCATTCTTTGTAATAGGTGGATTTGGTCTTTGATTGGTTTTAGCTACAGAGTTCACTATGGTTAATGTAGTACCTGTTGGTATTGCTATTAACTGTCCTGTTGTTGCAGTAGCCGCTCCGTGTGCTCTTTTTACTTTGAGCCAAGAAAAACCACTTGCTCCTGCATTGCCTTCAAATGCACTATCTGGCTCTCCAATAGCAAGTATCTTTAATACTTCTGGTAAATAAATACCTGTTGAAGGACTAAAGGTTGCTGATACATCTGTATGAGCTGTTACTGCCACTTTAGTAAATGTCTTATCTGTTGCTAAACGAAAGTTCGTATGAAGACCACTTGCAAAATTATTTCTTATTTTTACATAGTCAATCAAAGAACCACTCGCTGGTTGTGCAGATGCAGCTTCAAGTGTTGCTTTGTAATCTAATTCATCATACTCTTGGTATCTAAAACGCCAATCTGTAATCATATCAGCAGGAACTGTACCGAGCTTTTCAGAGATGACTGTCAATATAGACAGTGGATTAATTTCTCTTATTGCAAAATACTTGAATAAATCTCCTTGCTGAGCGTACTGTCTGGCTCTGTCTTGTATGTGTGGACTATCATAAAATCCACGATATACGGTATTATCTAAACCTGCCATTGTTTACTCCTTTGAATTTCTACTAATTTCCCTGAATGCAGGGCTGAATTTTCTTCTTGTTTCATTTGATTGTGCATTAATATTTTCACTTTTAACTTTAGTAGCATCAGTCGGATTCTCATTCGATGGCAAGTAAAGACCTTTAGCATTGTATTGCTTATGTATGGAAGCAATAGCTTTATCCTCACGTGCCTTAGCTAACTCGTCAAAATGCGTTCCTCTGAATATAACTCTTAAAGAATACGGGTTCTGCTCTGCAGAAAATTTCCCCTCTTTAATAGCATTCTGATTCTCATCAAGTTTAGTAAGAAAAGCTGTGAACATTTCATCAGCTTTCTTGTTGGCTTCCTCAGCATTTATAACACTTCCTGTTTCATTTTTTACTTCATAATTAGACGGAGCAAAAAAAGTTTCTTTAAGATATTTCATATCTTCATCAAGCTGTTGTTTAACAGTTGTAATTACTTCTCTTTGTCTGCTCTGTGTCTGTTCGTATTCATTATTAAATTCTTGTTCTTTCCTTTCAGTTGCTACCCTATACTCATATGAAGGAGTACCAGCTTTATATGCTTCTGAAGGGTCATATAAAAATGTATCAGCATCTAACTTAAATCTTTTTTCTATCTTAGGTACTAATTCATTATCTTGCCATTGTTCTAATCTGTCTTGTGTACTACCTGAAGATATTTGCTTTTCAAGAAAATCAGAATCTGGTAAATTAAATTCTTTCTGGAATCTCTTATATGTTCCAATAGCATCTTTACGCATTCCTTCAGTAAATTCTCTGTACTTGCTTAATTCTTCTTCAGGTTTAGCAGACTTATAAGTGTTTAATTCTCTCTCTCTTTCAGCCACTAAACGCTGTTGTTTCTTCACATCATTTGCTAATACTACTGTCTGATAATATAAGTCTTCTCCATATTTAGATTTAATAGGTTCGTACTTCTTATAATCTTCTGAAGATAAATCTTTGATGTAAGTATAATCATAAGTTTTATTTTCAACAGGATTTTCTACTTCAGTAGATTTAGTAGATTTATTAGCATTAGCCATTTCTCTACTTGCACCACTGCGTATAGCTTTCTTTTCAACAGGTATTATTTCAGTTTCTGCTGACGATACTTCTTCTTCTATTATTTCATTTTGCACAGCTTCTTCAGCCATTATTATACTCCTAAGTAATTGTTAATTGATTCTGGATTATTTTTTACTTCAGTTAAAATCTCTTTTAATTTAGAAGAGAACTTAGCATTTTCTGTTTCAAATCCTTTCTGCTGTACTTGATTAGCAAGTATCTTGCTCTTACTATCAAGGTCTGTCACCATCTTTTGTAGCTGTTCTATTGTAGCATTTTGCTGATTTACAACGCTTATGTCTTCTATAATCTTATCTACATCTGGAATATTAATACGTCTTAATATAGCTGGTAGCAGTTGCGGTACTTTTAATTGCGTTGCTAAGTTTGTCATTAATGCTGCTTCTGTACCACTTTCAAATCCCGATGAACCTTGTGTTGTAAATCTTACATCTTTGAAACCAAGACTTAAATCAGTTTCAGGGTCTATCTCTATTTGTTTATCTTCAGTCATTCTCAATACATTATACTTCTGTGCTTCTTGCATCTCTCCGTTAGCATCTATCGCTATCGAAAATCCATTAGGCGGTGCATACTCTTTATAAAATTCTGCTACTACACTTCCTACTTTAGATAGAGCCGCATCTGATTGCGCAAGTCTTCTTTTAATTTTATTACCACCTGCCGATTGTAAAGAAGCTACTGTACTAAATACATCAGGTGAGTTTTGAGCATCTCCCATCATAACACCAAATATACCACTTACATATTCCATTACAGATGTAATATATTTAGGCATTGACAACCACGCTTCTGTTAATGGTTTACTTTCAAGTATTGTAGGAGGTTTTGTCATACCTGGAATCTTTTGTTCCCATGCTAACATAGCTCCTGGTTTAGCAAAATTACGCTTCCATTCATCTATATCAGGTATAGAATCTTTTTCATATACAACTCTCATTGAGTTCATTAAAGAACCATTGATAAGAGCTATCATCATAAATTTATTCAATGCTCTTTGTAAAGGATACATATACCATACACGACCAAGCGGATAAGGATTATCTAAGTGGTCATAAGTAAGTGGGACTATATTATAGTTGGATATGGGATATACTATTTTATATCCTAATCTCCCTATTGATGTGTATTCAGTTAAAACTAATCTGCGTTCTTTAACAATTTTAATTTTACCATCTCTCTCCATAGAAGTAAGCTGTGGAGTTAATTCTTGCACTACTCTATAACCTACTTGAGACTCTTCATAATTCAAATCTTTAACCATAGGTATTATTATATGCATAAATTGTTCTTCAAGAACTAATTTCTGCACAAATAATACTGAACCATTACGTTGAGAAGCTGGTGAGTAACGAGAAGATGTTGCTTGTAATGGTGATGGTGCACCTTTTACAAAGTCTTCTTCAAATCTTTGTTCTGTTATGTCAGGTTCAATGGATTTAACAAATCTAAATGCAGCTAATTTAGACATCTCCATTGCTATAACCATATTGTCTGAATCTTCATAGAAAGGAGAACGTGTTAATGGATGAGGATAAAAACTACGCCAATTAAGATGTTTAATATCTACCGTAAATTCACCATATTCATTACGTGGAACTATATAAAAAAGTCCATGCCCTACATTACTTGAATCCCTTATAACTCTGTCGTACTGCAAACCGCCAAGCGAATCGTACCAGCTTTTTGAAATAAGATAGTTATAGATTTGTGCAACTTTTTTAGAGCGGTTGGTCAATTCCTCTCTATATGGGTGAATGATAGGGGCGACTTTTATGGCGGGTTTGGAGGAAATCATCATTGCTTCGGCACTATCGCAAATGGCGGTTGTTATTGATATAGGAAGTGGGGCTTGTCTAAAAGCTAATAGTTCTGCTTCTTCTGAAGTTGAGAAATGGCTACCATATCTAAACCTTTCAAAACGTGATGCGTCTTTTTCCCAAGAATTACGGTGGTTAGCATTGTCTCTGAAATCTTTGTAATTCTCTTTTTGGTATTCCTCTTTCCACTCTTTGGACATCAGTGCATACCCTGTATTGAAATGTTTTTTTAATGAATTAAAACATACTAAATAAAAATTCGTTTGTCAATAGGTGTTAAAAAATAATTAATCTACTATCCACGCTTCAAATTCATTTAGTAATGTTTTCTTTTTATATTGTTTTACTTGATGCTTCTTATCTTCTTCTTCTTCTTTATGATACCCAAGTGGATTAAAAGGAATACTGCGAGGATATGATATTACTTGTTCAGCTAAATATACTGAATCTAATCTGTCTTTAGCACAATCAGGAAATGCTATTACATCATTTTCAAATGGTTTAATATCTTCTCTACAACTCACCATACCATTTTTATCTATAACACCAGGCAGATTATATTTACCAGATTCAAAATACATCAAAGGGATTTGCTTTAATTTCTCTAATTTTCCTTCTGCAGGACTTTTTTCTGGCACTGGATGCTTAGTAAAATTAACAGATTTAAGGGTTTCTACTAATTCATTATAGAAAGTCCATTGAGTTCCTACTTCTGTTTCCACATCTATTGCATCTGCGTGCCATTTTAATGCTGTACGAGCTACTTGTTCCACCGAACCACGTCTTTTAACTTTAACAAGGTCTTCAGGTAGCAGAGCTATTGGTAATACTTTCTCTTCTCCATCATAATATCTGTCGTGTATATCCCATTTACCATAAATTTGCTCTAAGATATAACGATTATGGTCGCTATCAACAGCTAAAACAGTTATCGCACTATCACAAGCATGCTTTCTATCAGAAATAGCAGGGTCAAACCCGATGGTAACGAAAATATTCTTGTATTCTTTACTACCATCTGGCTTTGTAAAGACCAACCAGTTAATATTATGGGTATATTCATAAGTTGCAAGGTAATATTTAATCTTATAATCTGTATCAGACTTAATAATATTATAATATTCTTTCAGAAATCCTTTTAATCCACCTAAATTTGGCTGTGATTCATAAAATTCTTTACGTTTTTTAACAGCTTCTATTGTCCATCTCTTACCCCACATAGGAGTCTCATTAGCTAAATCACCAACTCCTGGAAGTAGTACACCATCTTCCTTTCTCATAGTCAATGTGTAGAAATGTTTCTTCCACACTGGGTTATCTTTGTCTAATAGTCTTCCTAATGTATCAGCTCTATGTACTTTATTGCCAATATATATCATACTACCTTCATCGGCTACTGCTCCGAAGGATTCCATCATAACTTCTTCATCTATACCTCTTCTACGTTCTTCAGTTTTAGTATTTTCTTTATTCTGAACGTCATCAAATATAAATAGTTTTGGTCTAACAGAGAATATGTTTAATCCTCTGGATGGTTGCTCTATACCTGAGCATTCAAAGATATATCCATTAGAAAGAATTAACAACCCACCTGTATCTTTAGCTTCTTTTTCTTTTACTTCTTTGTATGAAGGTTTAACATCTCCGAATAGTAATTTAATAATGGGCTTATTAAAGAAGTTACTTATATTCATAATACGCTTTTGAGCTTCTTTGCTATTTTTACCACGTAAAACAGTATAATCAAATTCTGGTAATAAATTATCATTATGATATATTCCATATTGACCTACTAACATCAGGTATATAGGTAATACGAAAGAATACCAAGTGGATTTAGATGCTTCTCTATGGGTAGCTACGACATGACACCAATCATCCTTAGTCATTCCAGGTTCATAATCAAACCAAGAAGATAAAGCATCAGATGCCCACGGGGCTACACCATATTCGGGTTTGAAATCTCTGATTAACGGAGGGTTACCAAGTTGTCTATTAATTTCATACATATCAAATAAGAATCTGACTATACCTAAATTTTTAGGTGAGTTATTCTGTTGCCATCTTGGCAGATATTGTAATAAATTGTTACCTGGTGTCTTCCGCACAGGGAGAAGTTTAGTCATCCTCTTCATCATCCATAGTAAAGCCTTCAACTCCTCCTAAATCATCTCTTAACTCTTCTAATTCTTCAGAGGTAAAATTAGGTGTAGGTGTATTTAATATTTCTTCTGTGGCATCATACTCTTGGACTTGTAGTGGTTTAACTTCTGGTGGTTTACCAAAAGAAGAGTTAGACAATAAATTTGCATCTGGAAGCATTACTCTTGTATCTTCTATTGTTACATCTTCCTCATAACCAATGCTTTTAATTTTATCAAATACTTCCATTAATTCTTTTACAGAACCTTTATCACCACCTGCTTTCTCTGCAGCTTGTACTAATATGCCTACTAACTGTTCAGGTGTAAATTGTTTCTTTACTTCCTGTTTTAATTCTGGCATTAACATTTTAATTACTTGTGTCATAGCTATCCTAAATGAAGGTGTTAAAAATATTTTATCTATGTCTTCTACTCTTATTTTATTATTAAATCCCAGCTTTCTTGAGCGTCTCATATCCATAAACCCAGGAGAACTTGGATGTAAGAAAGCAAATAGAAACTTATACATATTAGCATCAGGGTATCTTCTGCCTAATATTCTTTTCAATGCTGCTTGATATGACCCCGCCCCTCTGGTGGGTACTGTTTTAGGAGCTTTGAATTGTGTTCTAACAGCTCCTGTAACATTCCATTGTTTAACATTAACTTCAGCAAGTCCTGTTGATAGGTATAAAACAATTTTAAGTGTTAAACTTAGCAAGCCTATTAACTTAACATAACATCCATCAGTAGGGATAGGGTTTCCTTGTGAGTCTGTTTGGTATGTAACTTCTATATTATTATCAGCATAATCAGGTACAAACTTATCATTTGTTTTTACCCATACATTTTTATCAGCTACATAGATTATATTAGAAGTACTTTCCACCTTATACTCTAAGTTGATACTTTCATCTCTAATCATAATTATCAAATCTATGTAACTCTCAATTACCTTAGCATCAGGTTCATGTATTCTAAACTCCTCATAGTTATCATATCTTACTAACTTACCTGCCTCTGTTTCATAAATCGTTGCTTTAGATTTAATTGCATCAATATCAATTAGTCGCATACTTCCTCATAATTTTTTACAGAATTAATTGCTTCATCTTTAGTAGCATACATACCACTTACTATGATATTTTTACCATTATAAAGGTGAGCAACGTATAAACAGTTATTATATGTGTATAATATGATAACCGCCTTAGTATCTATTATTACTTTTCTATCTGTTAAATTCACTTGCTTTTACCATTAAATGTGCTAAATTCATTCTTTGTACTTCCAATCTTAATGAGCATGCTTTCGGATGTAGTATAGCTTCACATATATCTTTATCGAAGTTTACCGCTTTACAAAACCACTCATACTTAGCTTTCTCAAGATTATCATATTCTGAATAGTTTGGTGGAAATTCTTTTGTGATAGTACCATCTTGTAATGTTTTAATCTTGTAAGCAGGTGTTGAATACTGCTCTAATCTTTCATATACTGATTTGATATATTTAACATCTTTGGTTTCCATATCTCTTCCTATAAATTATAATTGTAAATATAATATCGTATTCTATTCTTGTCAATATATGAAAGAAAATATAATTGTATCTTATAATATATTTTTAACAGGTATTGACTTTGTTCTCTTTATTCCTTACCTTTGAGGGTCATTCCCGCAAAACTTATTCAATCTTATTAATTATATATTATACTGTATTATATATATACATAATATATATAATAATAATTAACCAGCTTTTACCACAATTATATACGAAGTATATAATTCTCATAT